CGTCTCCCGAAGTAAGTGAAGCTCGCAAGGTTTATGCACTGTTTAATCGAGATCCTGACATTGATATTGTCTACGACAAGGAAAATACTGAAGTAAAGTTGTATGTCAATAATCCAATTAAGGCTGCCGCTCTTAGTGAAATCGTGATACCAGAGAAGCAATTAGGTGATATCACTTTGAAGATCACTGTAATCCCAAGCAATGAGAAACAGTCTAATATTGATATTGTTCGGCAAGCGTTTGCTGGTAATCCTGTTGTTTCGGATATCATTGTTGATGATAGTCCGAGTAAGGTTGGATTTTCGCATGTTCTCTTTGAGAATAACGTAGTACAGTATTTCAATGATTGTCTAAATGACCCGTTTGGTCTTGAGTCTACACTATATGAAGATCTTGCTCGTGATGTATTGACAAATGTAGATGGGGTATTCTTCAATACTGACGGCGATGAGGACTTTAGTATCTGGCCATAGAATTGATATTTACTTTAAAGAAGCATCTTCCTTTAGGAGGTAATGAAAGTGCTTGTTTTATCGAACTCCAACGAGCAAACTCTGGCGCCCGGTCAGTCTTGCACTTTTGATACGGTAGTTCTCCATACAGGTTGTGGAGAGTGCTATCGTCCTAATACTGGAGCGGTCGGTCTTAGGGCTAAAGATGGTATCTATGAGGTATCTTTTGGTGCAAATATAGGAGCTTCAACTGCTGGAGATGAGGCGCAACTGGCTATAAACATAGATGGTTCTCCTCTTCTTGAAACTACTATGAAGAGTACGACTGTAGCAGCTGGTGATTTGAATAATGTATTCGCTCTTACAGCAGTTCGTACGTGTTGTGGGTGTGGTAATAATGTCGTAACCATTACCAATACCGGTACCACAACTGTAAATATTGATGTTAATTGCCGACTCTATATTAAGAGGGTTGCCTAATATAGAGGATACTAATTGTCCAACAAGTACTTGTTAGATCGATAGATTATAACTTTGGTAGTATAAAGGAGTCTCTATAACGTTAGGGACTCCTTTCTTTTTATCAAAATCACAAGGAGATTTGTATGGATAACGACATAATTTCAAACCCAAGTCATTATACTGAAGGTCGTAAATACGAACCGAGAAAGGTAATCGAAGATTGGGATTTGGATTTCTATCTTGGAAATGCTGTTAAATACATATCTAGAGCTGGTCGAAAAAATGATACAATAGAGGATTTGCGTAAGGCTAAACAATATATTGATTTTGAGATTGAAAAGTTAAGTGAGATGGAAATGAATCGAATCATAGAAAAACATGATAGCTCACATCTGGTGAAAGGGTAGATATTTTGGATAGTTCGGTACCACAGTATATGTTCGACTTTGCTAATAAGTCTTTGGAAGAAGCTAAGTCCAGAATATATTCTTTGCCAGATTCATCAGAGCGTGACGAGGCTTTAGAGAAAATCGATGATATTTTCTCCTTGATAGAGTCTATGAAAGAAAAAATCTAAAATTCAACTCAAAAATTTCCCGGTTGGGATTTTTGAAAATGAAATTTGAAATTGGAGATATTCTATGATTCGTGTTCTTATTGCAGTTCCAACATTTGAAAATATTCACCCAGAGACTTTCGCAGCTATTTACAATATGGATATTCCTAAAGACGTAACTACCGACTTCAGGTATGTAAAAGGCTATGATTGTGCTATGACAAGAAACAAGATAGCACAGATGGCGATCGATGGCGAATACGATTATCTATTTACTATTGATAGTGATGTTATCGTACCAAAAGATGCTTTATATAATTTGCTTGAGAGAAAGCCAAATGTTGTGTTCGGAGCGTATCCTAGAAAGAATGATCCAACTAGAACTGAGATATTTGATGTTCGTCAATCCGAATATAGTAACAAAGCTCGTTGGACAGTAGACGCTCTTCGAAAGTTTAAAGGTAATCGTGTTGAGATTCGTGGTGGAGGAGCTGGGTGTTGTCTTATAAAGACTTCTATCCTAAAGGAAGTTGGGTATCCACAATTCTTGTATGTCATCTATAATCAAGAACATTCTTTCCTTAGCGAGGATTTATATTTCTGTACAAAGGTAAGAGATCTGAATTATAAACTTTACGTTGACACAAGAGTTATTTGCAAACATATAGGACAGAAGATAGTTTGATAATTAGGAAGTGAGTGATGTTTCATGACTTGGTATGCGGTTAATGATTCTTTGAAGCATCACGGAATCCTTAACCAAGAATGGGGAGTTAGAAATGGTCCTCCTTATCCATTAAAAGGAGGATCATATAGTCGATCTGAGATGAAAGCTTTAAAGGAAGCTAGACAAAAGAAGTATAGTAGGTACAACAAGAAGCACTATGACGAGGTGCTTAAAGAGGGTACTGTACTGAAAACTCTTAGCTACGATAAAGATCGAACATCTAAGGGTGATATGTTCTTTGCATCTCATACTAAAGCAGACATTGACCATTATAAGGAATTCTTTGACAAGAAGAGCAAGATTCCTATTTACGACGAATATGGAAATAAAATCGGTGAGGGCGAATTCCTAAAATACTCTATCCAAAACAAAGCTGTTAAAGATATGAAGATCGCATCGGAAGACAGTAGTGCCAAAGTATTTAGAGATTTGTACGAATCTGATAGAGATTTCTATAATTATGTAACCGATCCGAATCGATTGAAGGCTAGGTTTACTGACGGTGTTCACGGAATGAAACCTGGTTATTCTAAAGCTATTAAAAGTCTTAATAAACTAAGTTCTGGTAACGATATTAGTGATAATGACTTAAATAACATCTATAGGATATTCAATCATGCTATACCATCTGATGGAAATGGTAATGAGCGAAATGCTAAGGATGTAAAGAATCAAAATGGCAAGTTTTTCAACGCATTACGTGAAGCTGGATATGATGGGGTATTGGATACAAACGATGCTCTATATAATTCAGTTCAAGCTAATTCTCCAGTTATAGTATTTAACATGGATGCTGTAATACCTGCTGGAGCTTATAGAACTACTATGACAGAAGTATATAAATCCAAAGCTCTAACTGCGCTTCGTAGAGTTACGGGAACTATGTAGTAGAATTTATCAAAGGAGTAGTGATGTTTTCCAACAATGTATATGATAGACTTAAGTGGGTTGCTCAATATTTTCTGCCGGCTCTTGGTACTCTGTACTTTACTCTTTGCAGCATTTGGGGATTTCCTAATGGCGAACAAGTCTTGGGTACGATTACTGCTCTCGATTTGTTTCTTGGCGGTCTTCTTGGCATTAGCAAGTATAATTACCAAGGAGATGGGACTATGATTGTCGATACTAGCGATCCAGAAAAAGATATTTATCGCATGGAATTGAATGATCCTTTGGAGACTTTGGGAGATAAGAGTCAAGTAACCTTTAAAGTCGCTCCTGCAAAACATATGAAAGATTCTGAGGTATAGATTAACATCATTTTTACACATTCTTTAATAGGGTAGGCTATAACGAAAGGAGACGTTATGCTTAAATTGCCGGGTAAGGTAGCGGCAAACGACGAGCACCTATTGAAGGAGGAGGTTACACGATTATTGCAAGTTATGCGTACTAATGATGTAAATTCTCCGGACTATGCGAATGCATTCGTTCGTTACAAGGAAATCCATCAGGAGCTTCTTGCTGAGAAGAAACTGAAGGAACTCCGACGTGGGCGGATCTTTGACGCACTCGTAACCGGAGTGCTATTCATTGGTACCACAACTGTTGATATGTGGACACCCATCACTTCAAGGTGGGGTTCGTCGTTCATGAACCGCTTTCATTACAGAGGCGATAACATGAACTTCTAAGTATTAGCTATCCTATTGAGATGCTGTGTTTTTACATGGCATCTCTTTTTATTCAAGGAGTCGATCATGTAGTTAGCTCATTTTGGGGAAGAAATATGGATTCATTGAAGATGATCCAAACAAACATGGACATAATTGGACAGACGACTGGTCCGAAGAATATGCTATAATGTATAGACCTGTGAAAAGTAAGAAATAGGAGTCCCTCTATGCC